AAAGACTATTGGCGACATCTTCAACCAGCTTACCGAAGAGCAGAAGAACGCTGTCTATTTCCTCATCGGTAGTGCCGTGGAGGAGGATCGTAAGAAGCGTGGTAAGCAGACCGATGACGACCCGGAGGACAACGATATGAAGCACAACGTTTTCGAGCAGGATGATTATCAGGACAACTTCATTTCCCACTCCGAGATGGCCGAGATTTTCTCTGATGCCAAGCGCGGTGGCTCTCTCAAGGACGCCGTCATCGAGCACGGCATCGAGGAGATCGATTGGCTCTTCCCCGAGCCCAAGGGTGCCGACAATCCGCCCGCGTGGATCACTCGTCCTCAGGAGTGGGTCAAGACCGTCATGAGCGGTGTTCATCACACCCCGTTCTCTCGCGTCAAGTCTATGTTCGCCAACCTCACCGAGGACGAGGCAAGGGCTAGGGGTTACATCAAGGGCAACCTGAAGAAGGAGCAGGTCTTCTCGCTTCTGCGTCGCTCGACTCTCCCGAAGACCATCTACAAGGTCCAGAAGCTCGACCGTGACGACGTCATTGATATTACTGACTTCGACGTCGTCGCCTGGATCAAGGGCGAGATGCGCGGCCAGCTTGACGAGGAGCTTGCCCGTGCCATCCTGGTCGGCGATGGTCGTGAGGCTTCGGACGAGGCCAAGATTGACGAGCTCAACATCCGTCCCATCTGGACCGATGCCGATCTCTTCACCATCAAGGCGTTCCTCCAGCTGCCTCAGAACACTACGCCCGACCAGAAGGCCAAGGCGTTCATCCGCTCTTGCGTCAAGGCCCGTAAGGACTATAAGGGTGCTGGCAACCCCGTCCTGTTCACGACCGAGGACCTGTTCACTGACATGCTCCTGCTCGAGGACCTCAACGGTCGTATCATCTATGATTCCGAGGCCAAGCTTGCCACGGCGCTTCGTGTCAGCAAGATTGTGACCGTTCCTATTCTTGAGGGCCTGACTCGTACGGTCGACGGTACCGAGCGCACTCTTGACGGCATCATCGTCAACCTCTCCGATTACGGCGTCGGTGCAGACAAGGGCGGCGCCGTCAACATGTTCGATGACTTTAACATCGACTACAACAAGCACGAGTATCTCATCGAGACCCGCTGCTCCGGTGCTCTCCGCAACCCGTTCTCGGCAATCGCCATCGAGCATGCTGTGACCAATGTTACCAACGTCACTCTTACCGTTGGCACCGTCACTGAGGCATTCATCCAGGCGCACGAGCTCGGTTATACCACGCACCGTACCGGTACTCCGCAGACTGACACCTTCACCGGCACCGGCTCTCAGAAGAACTTCACGCTTACTAAGCAGAACATCATTGACAACGTCGTCGACGTAACCGTCAACGGTGAGGTCGTTTCTTCTGACGCGTATACCGTTAGCGGTACCACCTTGTCCTTCGGGACCGCTCCCGAGAATGGCGCCGAGATTGTCGCCAAGTATCTTTACAACCCTTATAGGTCTTAGGTCTGTTAAACAATTCAAAATGGAGTGACCATGGCACGATACTACGGCGTTGTTGGCTTTTCCGGAGGGACCGTTGAGACCATTCCCGGCGTCTGGGACGAGCAAATCGTCGAGCGTCCGTATTACGGAGACGTGACGAGGTACACTCGGCGGCTGCAATCTGGCGATAGCATCAACGATGATATTGTCGTGAACAACGTGATAAGTATCGTGTCGGACCCCTATGCTCTCCAAAACTTCCATGCCATCCGCTATGTCGAATGGTTCGATACCAAATGGAAGGTCACCAACGTCGAGGTCGAGTATCCTCGTCTGATCCTTACGATAGGGGACGAGTACCATGGGAACTAGGCTCGAACTACACGAGGAGCTGGTCGAGGTGGCCGGCTCCTCGTATCGGGTTTACTACCAACCACCTCCGAACGTCGAGATGGTCTATCCCTGTATCGTGTATGAGCGGGATAGGCCATATTTGAGGAGGGCCGACAACCGTGCTTATGCGTTTGTTCGCCAGTATCAGATTACGGTGATCACGCGTGACCCAGACTGTGACCTTCCGAGGCGTTTGATTGAGCATTTTCCGTTGTGCCGAGAGGAGCGCACGTTCGTCTCGGACAACCTTTACCACACCATCCTGAATATTTACTTCTAGAGGAGGTAACACATGGCAGCTATTGTCTGGGATGAGACTGGCCAGAAGATTTACGAGACTGGTACCGACCGAGGCGTTCTTTACCCGATCGACACCTCCACCGCAACCTATCCGCACGGTTACGCTTGGAACGGACTCACCAGCGTCAGCGAGTCCCCGTCTGGCGCGGAGGAGACCGCTCTTTGGGCCGACAACATCAAGTATGGTTCGCTATACTCTGCTGAGGAGTACGGCTTCACCATCAACGCGTACCAGTCGCCCGAGGAGTTTGACGAGTGCGACGGCACCGCTGAGATTGCCCAGGGCGTCACCGCAGGTCAGCAGACCCGCAAGCGCTTCGGCTTCTCTTGGCGTACGCTCGTTGGCAACGATGTTAGCGGTAACGACTACGGTTACAAGATTCACCTTGTCTACGGCGCGATGGCTTCTCCGTCTGAGCGTGAGCACTCGACCGTCAACGACTCTCCCGATGCCGAGGAGCTTAGCTGGGAGTGCACGACTGTTCCCGTGTCTGTGGCAAATTTCAAGCCTACCTCGCACATCGTGATCAACTCGGTTAATGCTGACGCGACGAAGCTGGCTGCGCTTGAGGCCATTCTTTACGGTTCTGATGCTACTATTTACGTCGAGACCGCTGACACCGCTAAGCAGACCGGTAAGACGTATTACACCCGTAGCGGTACTGAGGGAAGTTATACGTACACTGAGTTTACTGGCAGTTCGTTCTCTTCCGATACGACATATTACGAGGCGGCCACTGCTGGCCCGCGTCTTCCGCTTCCGGCGGAGGTCATCACCACGATGGGTCCTGCGAACCCTGGGACCGGCAACTAGCCTGATATTCTTGCGATTTTTTGAGGGAGGGGCTCGGCGGTTTGCCGGGTCCCTCCGCTTTCACGAAAGGAGAGGGAAATGATCGGAATCACCAAGACGTATACTGATTTTAACGGTGTCGAGAAGACTGAGACTTTTTACTTTAACCTGACCAAGACGGAGCTCGCCAAGCTCGCCCTCGGCCCTGCCGGAGGCCTTGACAACATGCTCCAGGAGATAATCAACGCGAATGACATGGCTCGTATCATTGATCTTGTCGAGTCAATCGTTTTCATGGCTTATGGCAAGAAGACGCCGGACGGTCGGTTTGTCAAGGTCGATGATGATGGCCACAAGCTCTCTGTCAAGTTCTCGCAGAGTGCGGCTTACGACGACTTCTTCATGGACCTCATGTTCAACCCAGACAAGCTCGTTGACTTCATCAACGGATGCGTCCCGGCAGAGCTTTCCGCAGAGACGGGCATGCGCGAAGCCTCTGAACAGGCAAAGGCCAAGATCGCATCTCTCAACATGTAGTGAGAGTTTGGTATGCTCGAGATAGAGGTGTCTGCCACAGATTTATGGGACCCCGTCTCCGAACGATTTTACTCTGTGAAACCCGTAACCCTCGTGCTCGAGCACTCCCTTGTCTCTGTTTCAAAATGGGAGGCAAAATGGCATAAGTCATTTTTCTTGGATGACGGAATGTCGAACGAAGAGACGCTCGATTACATTCGGTGTATGACCGTTAATCGAACTGTCGATCCGTTAGTGTATCGATGTATCACAAACGAGCACTTGGAGAAGGTTAGGGAGTATATAGACGATTCCCATACAGCAACATGGTTTTCCGAGTCTTCTGATGAGCAATCGAAAAAGCGGATACTGACGACAGAACTCTTATACTTTTACATGTTTAGTTATGGTATCCCAATTGACTGTGAAAAATGGCATCTTAATCGATTGTTAACGTTAATTCGTGTTTGTTACGAAGAGACCAAACCGAAGAAAAAGAAGAGTAAGTCAGAGCTCGCAGCCCATCACAGGGCAATCAACAAGGCCAGACGAGGGAATAAAAAACCGAAGAAACGTTAGTAGGCTTTTGGTGGAGGTCCTGTTGTTTCGAATAACACATAAGGGCGATTTTAAAAAGATTGACCGTTTTCTTGATCGCGTCAAGCGGAAAGAGATGTTCAATCGCTTGAATTACATATGCCAGGATGGGGTTGACGCTCTTGCTTCTGCTACACCTGTTGACACTGGACTCACCGCTGGCTCATGGTCGTATGACATCGACCTTTCTGGCGATAACGTGACAATCACTTGGTCGAACAGCAACATTGTTAACGGTTATAGCGTCGTTATGCTTATTCAATACGGTCATGGTACGAGAGGGCGTACATACGTTCAGGGAATAGATTTCATTAACCCCGCGATGAAGCCCGTATTTGATGCCATTGCGAGTAAAGTCTGGTGGGAGGTCAGAAAAGCATGAGCAGTATCGACGAGCGAATTGTTCGAATGGAATTCGACAACGAGCAGTTTGAATCTGGCGTTCGAACCACCCTCAGCACGCTCGAAAGGCTCAAAGAAGGGCTTGTGTTCAAGAAGAACACATTTTCTAGTCTTGAAGCCGGAGCCAATAAAGTAGATCTTTCTGGCATAGATAACGGAATTCAACAAGTTCAGCAAAACTTTTCTTTGGCAGGAGAATTTGTACGTACGCTGTACGATCGAATTGCCAATTGGTCGATTAATCTAGGTAGAAACATTACGTCTGCTTTGACGCTGGAACCCATTCGGGAAGGTTTTTCCGAATACCAGATGCAGATGGAATCTATCCAGACAATCATGGCCAACACGAAGAAAGAGTTTGCCGATGTAACGGAAGAAGCGCAGCTCGATGCAGTTAACTCGGCTTTGAATGAACTGAACCGGTATGCAGATTTAACCATCTATAATTTCGCGGAAATGACGCGAAATATTGGTACATTCACGGCGGCCGGTGTTGAACTCGATGATTCGGTTTCGGCGATTCAGGGTATTGCCA